TTTATTAAACAGCGCAGCTGCAGATAACCACAAAGGTTTGGTTCAAACCATTTTTGCTATTAAGAAAAATGATATCACTACCTTTCCAGCATTAACAACAAGCCCAACTACAGAAGTACAAAAGATTACCAGAACTGGTACTTTTACTTTGGTTGCAACAAAGTTTTTTAAGAAAATTCAGATCACTGCAGGTTCTGGCAAGTTAATTCCTAAAGTTGTAGGTGCTGGACCACGCCAAAACTCTAATCAAACAGAGTTGGAGTTTAAACGTGCAGTTGTAGATGCTGAGGCTTATGCTTGGTTACGTGCAAACCAAAATGAGGAGTTGGTATTTGTTTTACCAAACCGTAATGGTGTGCAAGTTATCATGGGTGATCCTGAGCAAGGTTGCTACCTTAGCGAAGGCCAAATTGATAACGGTGGTTCTGCAGGTGATGAAGCTGGCTTAATGGTAAAGTTTGCACATGATGGACCAGCTCCAACTATTTGGGCTGGAACTGCACCTTTAGCATAAGGAGGTAAGCCATGAGCGATAAAAAGTTAAAGCCGGCAGTGGCAGAAAAATATGAGCTTGCTCCAGAAACTCCCATTAGTGGGGGTTTCGCTGGAATTGGCCCGTTAGATCTCAGCGAACTAGATTTGGTTCAAGCAGATAGCCTTGTGGCTAATGGCTTTACCGGATTGGTTCTTAAAAAATTAAAAGCTACTAAGTAATATAGTTTGGTTTAAATTGATGATTACAAAAACCCCGCACAAGAAATTGTGTGGGGTTTTTTGTTATATTTGAAGTGCGCAAACAATCCTCCTGACATAGGCCTAAAATCTTATGCCAGGGTATCTGCTATGTATATAAAAAGATAGTAGACAACTTCCGAGAGGATTGTTTGCGCAAACGCCCTGGCACCATATTTTTTTACTGCTATGACAGATAATATTTTTGTTGAAAATCTTCTTCGCAAGATTTATCAATGTACAGAACAACTCACCAATACTCCTGTTACCACAACAGATGTTGCAGAGTTGTTACAACTCCACAATACGCATCTGGAGGCTCATGAGGTAAATACCATTATGGAGAATATTGGCTTTATTGGCCGCTCCATCCAAAACCAAGCAGATAAGCTATGGCTAGTGGTACAGGCTGAAAAGTCTTAGTCCTTTCCTATGCAATTGCATAGTTGCACCTTTGGTTCATGGATTTAAAGAAGTGGATTGAAGGCAATAAAAAAGACTATGCACTGGGCGTTGCAATTTATGAAGCACATGGTGGCAGTGAAACGCTTTTGCGCTTGTTTAAAAAATCCTCATCCAAGTTTAACCAGGATAAGTTAACTGAAAAGCTGCAAAAGTTTTACGAGAAGTTACCGGCTAATCCTAAGGAAAAAAAGATATTACCTACAACCGTTACTTCGCCAGAGCATAGCGCACCATCAAAAGAACTCCCTGCAGATTTAAAACCCATTCACGATTTAAAGTTGGGTTCATTTAAAAAAATGGCGGCCATTCACCAACAGTTGGCAACCATTAAAGGCAATGGACCAAAGGCAATTGAAAGCCGGTACAAGATGCAAAAAGAAATATTGCAGCTTGATGAGTTAAATGAGCAATGTTGGGATAAAATCCACTACTACGAAAAGCACGGAAAGCTCCCACTGGATGAAACAGGTTTCTATCCAGATCAGTTAACCATTCGTGAATTGGTTCAGCTCGAAAAATCCATTCCCACTTATATTACCAAATTAGCTAAGGATGCAAACAACAGTGAGCTTTCTGATGAGGTGCGCCAAAAACTATTCAATAGAAAAGCAGAATGGCACTTAAAACAACAAAGGATCAAACAAGAAATTGATGCATTGCCGGTACTCAGTCAAATAAAAAAAGCCTTATGTTAATTGACTTACAGCGCAATTCTGCGCAAAAATCCGAAAGCCAGTCAAATAAGTTTGATATGTTTAAAAGTTTAGCTGCAGCTAAACACGTTAATCTCACAGCTGCCAAAGAATTGGATAGTCACTTTTCAGAATTTGGACAAAATTTGTCCTATTTCTATGTTAGCAATGGAAAGGTAAGCAGCTATCAACTACTTAATTATTTTCTAGATAAATTTAATGAGCCTGCAACTATTCACATTACTACCTGGGGAATGACAGAAAACGCAGTAAGGCAATTAGCAGCTCGCAAACTTAGCGGACAAATACAGGATCTATATTTTGTATTTAGCGAGCAAACCAAAGTAAACAAGGCTAATGAATATCAACTAGCAGTTTCTATTGCCACAGCACATAAAATAGTACCGTGCCATGCTAAAATATATCTTATTAAAACCCCATCGCACCAGGTAAGTATTATTACCAGTGCAAACCTTAACAGAAACAACAAACTTGAAGCTGGCACCATTACCAACGATTTAGCCATTTACCAGGGCTACCAATCATTTTTGAACCAATTATTATGCAGTTAACAGAAAAAGAAATTAGCAGTGTAGAAGCTGCCGCTTATAAAGGATTTGAGGTAAGCCAAGTGGCACACTTACTGGGTAAGCCTGCCCATGATTTTGAATTGCTATTTACCCAAGAAAACAACCCTGCAGTAGTTGCCTACATGAAAGGATTGTACCAAGCGCAAAGTGATTTAAGAGAGGCAGTAATTAACTCTGCTATAAGTGGCTCCTCTCCTGCTCAGGCAGAAATGAAAAAACATTTAGATGGTGCAATGGCTTCCTTAAAAATATCATCCGGACAATGAGTAGAGAAAATGTATTTGAGCGCGTTGACCGCATGGTTGATGTGGCAGTAAAGCACTTTAAAAGTGGGCGCAATGCAAAAGAACTACCAGAGGAAGTTGCCAATGTGTTTGAACGTTGGGAAATGGCCTACCGTACCACTCGCAAGTATTACCAACGCGGCAAAGATTATATCTTTTCTGTTTACGCCATTTGGATAAAAGAAAGGCATGGAATAACTGATGAGCGCACCATAAGAGAGGATCTATATGCCGCACCTCTCCTATTTGTTAAAATTGAACCAACAAACCGCGAGTTTAAAAGAATGTTAGCCATTGAAAGGTTAGAAAAATCTATCCTTAAAGCAGAAATTGCTGATAAGTATGCAGAGCAAGCTCGCCTTGAAGCTGTGTTGTTTAAATATCTTGACCCAACAGATGATCCAGTAAAAGACATGGATATGGATGAGGTTGCTCAAAACTTTAATATTATGCCTGCCTTTAACCCTAAATTACTAGGTGTTGAAGAAATATCATTAGAGCAAGTATTGAAGTTTAAAAACAAAATGATGCAAAAGAAAAAGCGCATCCTGGATGAAGTTGATGAACCAGAAGTAATACAATCCGAGGAATTAGAAAATGAGCAAACTAATTAGCCAACCAAGAGAAATTTATTACAACCCCGTGCAAATGAAGGTTAACACCATCAATGCCCGGAATACAATATTAATTGGCGGTCGTGCCCTTGGTAAAACTACTGGCATCCACGGACCCCGCACAAGCTCATGTTTGGTTAAAATGCCAGGATCTAGTAATGCATTTATTTCGCGTACCTACAAGCAATTTAAAACCCGCATACTTGGCTCACTTGTTAGTGGTTGGAAGGATTTAGGCTTTGAGGAGTTTAATGAAAAAACGGGCAAAGGCCATTTTATGATTGGCAAAAAGAATAAGCTTTGGCCATCGCCTCAATATGCTATTGGAGATTATACCCAAGCCATTCACTGGTTTACTGGAGCTGTTATTGTTTTGATATCACAAGATAGAGCTGGCGATGCCAACGGATCTAATATTCAAAGCTTGCATGGCGATGAAGCTTTTCAATTAGATAAAGAAGATTTGGATGAGAATGTAATACCTGCCTTGCGTGGCTTGCCTGTATTCAGCACTTTGTCAGAATACAGATCAATAACCCTTACCACTTCCATGCCACTCACTCCAGATGCTGCATGGATTTTTGATTATGCAAAGGAAACAGACCCCGAAATAAATGAGTACATAATGCAGGTGTATGGTGCGTGGTACAAGCTATACATGAAAATACTCAATGAAAAGGATCAATTTACAGAGCGAACATTGCAAACCTATCAAATGCAGCTCAAAAAGCTTGATTTCCTGCTTAATGACCTGCGCACAGATTATACCTATTACCTTGAAGCAGATAGCTTTGAAAACTACCATGTACTGGGCGAAAAGTATTTTAGAACCCAACGCCGCATATTGAGCCAAGAGAAATGGGAAACCCAAATAGAAAACAAACGCCCTGCAGGAATTACTCCAGGGAAAAGATTCTACCCTCAGTTAAACACCAAACACTTTTACATAGATTACAATAACCCCTTCTTTGATCAGTTTATTTACCTGCCCGAGGATAAAGATACCTGCTTAGGTGATGCAGATTGTAACCGCCACCAACCACTGGAGATAAGCCTAGATTTTGGCGGACGTATTAACTCAATGACAGTATGGCAAGACAAATTGGATAAGGATGAAATGTGCACACTAAAGGAGTTCTTTGCCGAGCAACCAGAGTATTTGCAGCACTTAATAGAACGCTTTAATAAGTATTACCAAGCAATGGATTGCCGTAAGCTTATTGTGTACTATGATGTAAATGGAAAGAAGCACATTGCCCAATCGGATCAAACCGATATCCAAAGCGTTCAACGCATGCTCGTAGATCATGGATGGGATGTTGAGTTGGTGGATATAGATACCAACCCTATGCATGATGATAAGTTTGAGTTTATTAACCTAATGCTAAGCGAGCAAGACAGAAGGTTGCCAAAGTGGAGAATACATGAGGCCAACTGCCCTAACTTAAAGATAGCCCTGTTCAATGCCCCTCTTAAAATAAATGAGAGAGGTAGAAAGGTGAAGAACAAGAACAGCGAGCGCATGGAGAGCAAGACCCCACAAACTCAGGCAACACACATAACAGATACCTGTGATTACATATTATTCCGTAAGTACAGGCCAAGAATTGAGGAAGCCGTAACCGGTTATGGTACTACTATCTTTGGGTAAGTAAGCACTTGGGCAATCCCGCTCAGTCGCGGTCGGGCTATCCGCGCTACACGGTAGCTAGCTCCTATCCCTATTGCATTAAGTCTGGCCTCATCCCGGGCAAACTAATAGGCGTTTCACATCAACTTCATTGCATATCATGCAAACTAAATGGCATATTGTGCACTAGCAAGCATAGTGGTACATCGGCTGGGCTGCGCCCGTGTATAGTGGGACGCGCGGAAAGCTCAAAAAATACATCTGTCTATTTTTCACTACAAAGGCGCGCGCAATTGCCTTTAATCCTCAGTGCGCGAGGCGGAGTCAGTTGACATTCAAAAACTAATCCCTAGTTTTTGATTTTTGTAAGTGCTTGTTAATTAGTGGTTTATGTAGTGTAGTTAGCCCAAAAATACTATATTTATACTTGTAAATACTTGATAATCAGGCACTTTAATTTACAAAAAAGCAAATAAAAAAGCTGCAACCCCTTGTAAATACAGGCTTTTTGCCTATCTTTACTATGTCAATAAAAACAATCATTATGAGTAACACTAAAAATGTAGCTGCCGTACCAGGTATGCCCGCTACCGAACAAAACACAAAACCCGAACTTTCAAAAATTGTAGTTCCTGCAAAAGTTCAATCCCCTTCAAAAAATGTTGATGAAATTAAAAGAAGGGTTGAAGATTACACCGCTTTATTAGAAAAACATTCCTTGCTACAGGAGAGTAAGAAAAAGCTTGATTCTTTTTCTTATGGTTCTGATGAACACAGCCAAAATTTAAGGCTACAGGATAAAGAAGGGAATAATTTTTCAACTGGTAATCCTGTTGTAGTGCGTGAAGTAATTGAGTTAATTAGAAAACAACTAAACACCCAGTGCGGAGTAGTTGAAAACGATGTATTAAATTTTATCATCTAAAGCAAAAAGCCCCAACCTATTAAAGGAAGGGGCTTTTTATGTTCATTTAAACGTCAATAAAAACAAACATTGTGAAATACAAATATATGGAAAACCAAGAAATTAAGCAACCTACCAAAAACGAAGCAAGGGAGCAACTAAAAACACTATCAAATCAATTGAAGCCACTTGTTAAGGCTGGAGAATTTAACACAGTTAACGAGGCACTTATTGAAGTAGCTTATAAGTCACCCGAGCACCAAGAGTTTAAAAAATTTTGGGACTGGAAGAAAGAAGGATATACAATTTTAAAAGGTTCAAAAGCTTTCCCAATATGGGCGCAACCCATTAAAGGCAAGAAAAAAGAAGCAATCGAAGAAGGCGCAGAATTTGAATTTTTTCCAATCTGTTTTTTATTTTCAAATAGTCAAGTGAGGAGGTTAGAAAATGGTTTATAATATCCCAAAAGTTCAATTATCTTATGTATGCGATTTCGCAGGCTTACCACCTAGGCGAATTACTTGTAGTAATGATGCATATATTTATTTTAGAGATAATTATGAAGATGGCAAAATAGGCCATATTGAGCAGTTTTATTTGTTGCTATTGAACCGAAATAATAGGGTTCTAGGTATTCAAAAAGTATCAGAGGGAGGAGTAGCCGGCACAGTGGTTGACCCTAAAATAATATTGCAAGCTGCATTATTAAGTAATGCCAGTGCCATTATATTATGCCATAATCACCCAAGCGGAAATCTAAACCCAAGTAGCCAAGATGTAGAAATAACAAAAAAAATAAAACAGGCTGCCAATTTTATGGACATATTAATAAATGACCATTTAATCATCACACCAGAAGGGCAATATTATAGCTTCGCCGATAATGGATTGATTTAATTTAAGCTATTAGAGAGCCTAAAACCTGCCTAATATGGCAGGTTTTGGCGTGCCCGTTCTACTTTTCTTTTTCGCGCGCCACCACCTCACTGCTCTTATGATTGTTCGGTTTAGGCGCGCAAAAAGAAAAGTAGCAAAAGAAAAAGTTTATATTGCCTTAAATTTTATCATCTATGGAAGAGTTTTTATCATCCCTATTAAAAGGCATTAAAGAGCGCAATCGCTCTGGTTTTTGGTTTACATTTATTTTCTCTTGGTGTATATATAATTGGAAGGTAATTGTAATCTTATTTTTTGAGCCAAAAGAATCATTTGGAAAACATTCATTACTGGATGCTATTGAAATATTAAACCCAAATTCAAAAACCATTTGTGCATTTATTACAGCACTTTTTATTTCAGCCTTATTGCCATGGATTCATTCTGGTATCGCCTGGTATAATAGGTTTGTTTTGAGAAGAAAAGAAAAGTGGGTTCTAAACGCTGAAGGATACAATGGCCCTGCTGACCCAGAAAGAATATTAACCTTGTATAACCAGTTAGCCGCAGAAAGGCAAAAAAGTTTAAAATCAAAAATTGATTTTGATCAGTTGAAATTAGAAAAGGAAAATTTAAAAAAGGAGAAGGATGAGGCTTTTGCAAGTTATTTTAAATTACAAATGGAGCCCCTTGTTAAAACAAATGAAGAGCTTCAAAAAAATGCTACAAACTATAGTACAAAGTTTCAAAATGCAATTACAGAATATGCTCCATATCAGCAGCCTATTGAATTAGATTGTAAATCTATTGAAATCCTTGAATTTAGCGAAGGGCGAAATTCTTTCATGTTGCCATTAATTGGTAGTAAAGCACAAACAGACGAATTATTTAATAGAAATAATATTGGCCAAAAAAATTTCATAACAATTCAAAACAATGAAATTATTATAAATAATAGTGCTCATAAGGTTTATGGGTTAAAAAATATTTATAATGAATCAACTAATATTAAAGAAACGTATTTTTTCTATAACGGCTCTATGCAAAAATCCCCTTATGACTTTTCAATATTAATTATTTCAAATATTCATAATTATTCAATTTTGACCTTTTATGGTTACTTTAATACTAATATTGAAGTTCCCACTGTGTATATTGGAAAAGCCACTGCGAAGTAGTAAAATAATCCTGTCCTTTAACACCCCACACAATTCCATGAAATTTGTATCGTGGAATTTATTTTATTACGCGATGCTTTAAAAGAAATGGAAACTGCTGTGGATGGAATGCCCTGCAGGTTTTCTGTTACTGCGATTTCCTATGATGAGCAACGCGGCACCGGTGGCGAAATTCTAGAGTATAAAAATGTTTGCTTAAATGATGCTAAAATTAATTTTAAGCATGTTGTGCCTGTTGAGTATAGAAGGGAACAGCCTATCAGGATTACTCAAAACCGCAATCCTCACCACCGCGAAAATAAAACTAAGAATGTGCGCCTGGCTAATGGCCAGATCCGCAAAATCCACCTGAGATTTATTACTCATTTTAATGGCGTTAATGTAATTTACTAATGATAATTGCAGGTGGACATAGTGTTATAGAGGTTACTGGCTTAGCTGCCGAAGTTGACCAAAAGAAGTTTCCAAAAGAAACTATTGTAGAAAAAATTGCATCAACAATTCCTTATGTTTATTGGGGAGATGATAATTTATTGCCCATCCGTATTTCTAATAATATAGAAAAGGATGAGGTTGTGTTTAGGTCCAATGAGTTTAATAAAGCTACTCACCTAGGCTTAGGCTTAAATTATGGCATTGAGCAAAAAACTCCTGAAGGGATTGTAAGAACCTACCAAAACATTTCAGAGATTGAAGATTGGATGGAAGATAACCAAGCCCAACGTTTGGCCTTAGAGCTTATTGAGGATTATGAAACCTTAGGTAATGTTATTCCGGGAATGGTGCTTAGCAAAAACCGCCAAGAAATTGCTCGTATGGTTCGCAAGCAAGCAACTTGGAGCAGATGGGCAAAGCAAGATCCTACTTCTAGGATTGTAAAAAAGATGCATTACAATGCAGATTGGGAAAGCTACAAATCTTCAGATGATGTTATTATTGATGTGTTGGATGTAAATTTCCCAATAGAGGATTTGCAGGAAAGAAACAGCGGATTTGAGTTTATTTACCGCCAAAAGCCAATTAGTGCAAATAGGTTTTATTATGATTTTGCCAATGTAGAGGTATTAATGAATAGCGACAATTTTGCTATCAGAGATATGCTCAAAGGATTTTATAAAAGTAGGCTTAAGAATGGGCTTGGTGCTGCATTCCACATTAAGGTTACTGAAAAATATTTAACTACCAGGGTAAAGGCAGAAGATATAACCAAACTAAATACTGACCCTTCTTTTAGGCGTACAATTTTAAATGAAATCAAATCTGAGGTTGATAAATGGTTAGCTGGTCCGGATAATGGTGGCAAAATAGTGATCAGTACGCTTTTTAAAGAGCAGATGAAAACGGGCTACGAGTATGTAGAAGGTATTAGGATTGAAAAAATAGATACAAGTTTGCAGGTAGATGGTTGGTTGCCTTCCATCCAACAAATACAAGCTCAAAGCTTTTTGGCAATGGGAGTTGATCCTAGTACCATTGGTTTAAGTAATGCAAAGGATGGGATGAATAGTGGCAGCGAGAAAAAGAATGCATTTTACAATACACAAGCTACCTTACACATTGACCGCTTAAATACTTTGGCTCCTTTCTTTTTTGTGGCAAGGTTCAATGGATGGACAAAGAAATACCCTGGCTTAAAATTCTTTTTTGAAGATCAGCCACAAATAGTTCACGGAAATACCGAACCTAAAAAACAGAACGATGTTAATTCATAATATAGCCAAGTTTAAAGAATTTGTACAAGCCACTGCAGGTTTTACATTTCCACAAATTGAGCAGCATTTAGGCAAGGCTCAGCTCACAGATTTGAGCCGTATTTTTGGCACTACATTTATTTCTGCTATGGATACCAGGTGGAATAATGGCACTCCATCGCCCGCACTTACTTGCCACGAAACTGCTGTTATAAAATTATTGCAAATAGCTCAGGCAAATTTGGGCTATGTAAAAGCATTGCCTTTTTTATCGGTTCAAAATACTAGCAGCGGAGCAGCTCAGGCAGAAAGCCAAACAAACAAGCCTTTATTTAAATGGCAAAAATTAGAAATTGCAGATGAGAGTTTAGAAAATGCCTGGGATGCAATTGAAAGTGCAATTTTGTATTTAATAGCCAATAGAACAGAAACTGCATTTAGTACCTGGAAAGATTCTGCCGCAGAAAGTGCCCAGCTGGCCTATTTTTTAAATTCTGCCTCAGATTTTAATATTTACTATGGAATAGCCAACAGCCGCCGAACCTATGAGGCTGTAAAAAGCAGCATGCGAGATGCTGAGCAGATTGCTTTAAAACAAACTTTGGGCTTAGCATTATTCAATGAAATAAAGGCACAAATTTTAGCTAGAGATGTGAATGCAAACAATGCCATTTTGTTGTCAATGGTAAAAGGGGCAGTTGCAAACCTTACCATGGCCACAGCCATTTACAAAGGAGATTTTAGGTTTGATGAAAATGGAGCTCGCTTGGTTAGCACAAACAGTACTGGCAACGATACGAGCAAAGTAAAGGGTGTGGCCGATGCTACTTCGAAGCGTGACGTTAGCCAAACATGCCAAAACCTTGGGCAAAATTACCTACAAGAATTGAAACAATACTTGGAAGATAATGCAACAACTTACCCCTTATATGTACCCACATCAGATGTGCAATTTGATAACAGTACTGGTGCGAGCTTCTTATTATAGGTGTCCTTTAATTGGAGTATATGAGGTAATAAATTTGAACTAACAAATTTGGCAGTCTTAGGATCAAACATGCCAAATATATATCGCAAGATGGAGCAGAGGTAGCTCGCTGGGCTCATAACCCGGAGGTCAGAGGTTCGAATCCTTTTCCTGCAACAATATTTTTTATAAAATGGCAACAGTACAAGAAGTAATTATTGGCGGCAAAGGCACTATTTGCCTTGGTGCTACAAAAACCCTAGATGATGCGGATGCAGCTGCAATTTATGTGCGTGAAGATGCTCCAAATTTGCAGTTGTTTAGAGAAAGATTTAAAAATGAAACTGGAGATACTGATGTAACTGCAGATCACTTTGATGGTACAACTCCAAAAGCAGGAGATTTAATTAGAGGGCTAGGCTATAACTTTAAAAAAATAGTAGTTGGAGCAGCCGGGAGTGTTGCAGTTATTAAGCAATAAATATGAAGAATTATGCTTTTGGCTTTACGGTAATAAGTAATACCTTGACGATGCCTAACTATGCGTTTGTTGGGCTACTTGACACCTACCCAAATGCGTTGGCAGCATATAGTTTAAGATTACTAAGAAATGGATATTCTGGTAATTGCATTAGAGCTAGGCGAAGCACTGATAATTTTGAGCAAAACATTGGGTTTGTAAACAACATTATAAACATTGCAGATGTTCAAACTTTTGCAAATGGTGGGCAAAATGCTTTTGTTCCAACATTATATGACCAAAGTGGAAGTGGAAAAGATTTAACGCAAAGTAATGCAAGTAATCAAATACAAATCCTCAACAATTCAAATCCATATGTTTTTAATTCTAAATATTCATTTAATGGTGTGGCCAATAGTTTTTATCAATTAAATCAATTAATATCTGGCAATTTTACTTTTGCAGCTGTCATTGAAATTCCAAATGAAACTCAATATTTATTTGATGGAGGAAACACAGCTGAAATAAATAGATATGGAGTTATCTTAGATAAAGGAAATGGACAATTTATTTATATATCTTCTGATAACGCAGGGGCAGGGGTTAGTGGTGGGCTTTCGCCTATACCACAAAGTGTAGGCAGCCAAATAATTATTTGCGGTGTTAAAAACGGTGCAAATAGTGAAATTTTTGTAAATGGTGTAAGCATAGGAACAACAACACTTACAACAGATGATGCTTCAATTTTAACTTTGTTTTCAAGAGTTAGTAATGGAGCAAATTTTACTGCAAAGTTTCAGGAATTTGTTATTTGGAATGAACTAATAAATCTTACTGATTTATCAAATAATTTAAACAGCTTTTACAATGTATATTAAAGCTTATTATTTGTGTTTTGATAATGTTACTGCCAAGTATTTAATGAAAGAATAATATGGGAAATTATGGCTATGGCTTTAGGGTAATAAAAGGATTTAATAATTCATTAGGCGCGAAAATGGCACAATCACATTACAATAGAGTAATTGCTGATGGTGGAGTTGTACCTGCTGGTGTTATAGCTTTGGCAGCGGCCATAAACTTACTTGCTTTAGCTAAAAATGTTCGCACAAGCACAGAGTTTAATAATGCTATTCTTGTATTTTTAGATCCTCACCTCACAGGATATAAACTAGGAGCAGGAACGGGAGTTACTTTGGGTCAAGCAGCCGAAAAAGTTTATGCTTTGAATCCAATTGCTGATTCTATAAAAACAGACCCAATAAAACAACCATTATTACTAACATTTAACAATAGAAACTATTACAATGCAATATCAAATGCTGGTAACGATAGATGCGATACGCCTGCTGTATCTGCTAATGATTTAACTGGTGATTTTGAAATAATTTCTGAAACGCAAGTTTATTTTGCTAGTAATTATACTATTTGTAGTAAAGCAGGCCCAACTGTAAATGTTAATTTTTTATTGCAAATTTTACTTGGAGGAACTGTTACTTTATACGTAACAGTTAATGGCACTACCTTAATACAATACAATTCAACTGCTACTTTAGCAAGTGTAGGTTATGGTTCAGGAGATACAATTAAACTTAAAGTTACAAGAAATCAAACTACTGGTGAGATTAAGTTTTTTCATGGTAACTCTTACACACAATTAGGCGCAACCGTTTCTGGAACTACAAGTCCACTACACAGCTCAACCGCTAATTTAATTATAGGCAACTATGGTAATGTTGGTGGTTCATATTTTGGTAAAATGTATTATTTCTCTATTTCCAAAACAATAGGTGGTGCACCAACACAAATTTTTAATCCTGAAGACTATAATCCATCAATAAACCAAAATAAATTTACATCATCAACTGGTGAAGTTTGGACAATTGTTTCAAATCTAAATGATTCTGATACAGGTTATCATAACAGCATGGTAACAAGAACAAGCATTCAAGGAGATGGCATTGATGATTTTCTCCAAGCAACTGGTTTAAGTTCAAAACAATATTTAAGCACTTATATAGCGGTTAAAAAGTTTGCACTAGCAAGTTCAAGAAGTCCAATATTTTTGTCATACGGAAGTGCTGGAAATTTAGAAGCTCATTCAGTTCTACAAAACACTACTAACAAGTATGCTATTAAAAATGGCACAGTATTAGATACTTTAGAAAATACAACTGATTTAGTTGTTGTAACTTCTAACTTTAACAATGCTTCGTCAAGCAACCTTGTTAATGATATGGATAAGATTGCAGGAAGTAGTGGAAATCTTACTGGTGATTCTGTAACATTATTTGGTAAAAGAGGTGGAGCAAGCCAATGTTCAAGCGGTATTATTAATACAGTTATTATAAGTAATACTGTAGATACAGTTCCTCAAAACACTGCAATATACAATGCTATTCGTACAATGAATGGTAATGCTATGCCTATTCAAACAGCATTAGAAGTGTTTAAATTAAACCCTAATGAAATATGGGTTAGAAGTAATTTTAACAATTCTAAAGACTTAGCTCAATTACTTTACGCACAAGACACTTCACTTTTATTTTATGTAAATGGAGGTTCTGCTTTTGGTTCAGTAAACGTGATAGATAGAACTGCTCCAAACAATTCTATGAATGATTTGAATTTTGGAGAAAAAATAGCCGAACCTACAGACGATAGAGCACCATCTAATTACAATGGTACTTATATAGCTGCAAATCATGGTTGCGATAAAGGTAGAATATGCACAGTTGTAGGACATGGAAAGACAACAGAAGATATTGGAAGCGAGTATTCAACTGGAGGTAATAGTTATTATATTATAGGTATTCAAGATGCCAATAATTTAATAATGCTTGGAGAAAATATAGGTACTAATGCCTTATGGGATTTTAGAACTGCAATAACTGGTAATTATATTTATGTTAGAGGAGGTGTCAACAACAGTAATTTTACAGTTACCGCTATTGCCCAGCTTCAAGTTATACCGGCAACAAAAAATATAAGCGTTTCATGGTTTGCAGATGGCGTACCTGTAAGCAGAACTACTATTGAAGCTATTAGGTGCAATGTTTTTGAAGTTGTTGAAACTTATGATATTGTAAATCTTTCAGAAAGTTTAGATTATTTAATTGCAAACACAGGAACAACTTACACAAATGCGCAATTAGTAATAGCATTACAACAAGGTGGTAGTCAGGTAAGGATTAGCAATAGATTCCAATATCAAGCAAATGGAGCAATGGTAACTACACAAGAATTTGAATCCTTGCAACAAATTGATATAGGCTACTATGGTTATATTCAAATGAACGCGCTTACTAATTTAGCTGCTTATCCAAATACTAAATTGTATTACCCTAAGACTTTACCTCAAACAATTGGTGCTAGAGTTTGGGATTTAAGACAATTAGAAGATTTTAATGCTGCAAATGCAAATACTTCTGAATTAATATTTCCTCCTAACAAGTGGGAATACCCTACAAATGCACCATCAAGGTTTATTGAGTTTTTAGCAGATGCAGGAAATGTTAGAAAAATTGGATTTGCAGGAGGCTATGTATCTGATATAGGAATTGGAGCTACAAGAAGTAGTAATTTAGATAGTGCAGGATTTATTTTTACTTCTAGGAAAATATATCCATTTGGTATTGATACTGGATTAAACCCATTGCCAATAAATACAGTTTATGCTGCCAAAGCGTTTAGACAATATTTTGATGCCACAGATACATCGTTTCAAAATGCAACTTCTATAACTACCAATAAAGCTAGTGGCTACACTTATTTCTATATAGATTACCACCAGATAACTGCATCTGATACAATTTTTGTAGGCTATGGAAATAATGGTAAAGCAATAACAATTGTAGAAAAATCTGCAAATGTTGAGTTATTAACAAGTACTGTAGTTAATGATAGTATTCAGGTGTCTATGACAACAGGCAATACAGGGTTTATTGTAGTAAAATTTAATACTTAAAATACCCTTAATAGATTTTAAACCAAAAAAATATAAAACTTTTTAAAATGGAAACAGCATACGTTTTGTTGGGATTTTCTTTAGTAATATCACTTATTGGATATATATGGTCGCAAAGTAGTTCTCGCATATCTAAGCTAGAGTTAGCAAAAGAAGATTTAAAAGAACGCACACAAAGACTTGAAGATGTGCAAGGCCTTAAGCTAGATGAGGTTATTAAAACCATTGAAAAAAATAAAGAAGCCCAAGACCGAGTTAACAGAGAAATACTTGATAAAGTTGATGCAGTTAAAAATATGGTTTACAAAGAAGTAAATCAAGAAAATAAGTTAAACAAAACCCTTGAGCTTCTTCTAAAAGAATTATCGAATAAGAATGAAACCATCCATTAAAAACATTAAAAAGCGCACTCCCATTAAGCTTAAAATGCTTGGCGATTTTGCGATTTTGCTTATCCCAACCATACAAGCGGGTATTGGCTCTGCTCCGGAGGGAGTTTTTACACCAGGGCAAGCTTGGGCAATTGGTTTTGTGAGCTCAATTTTTTTGGTGGGATTTAAGTTTTTTACCAAAATGTTTACTGATGAGGAGGAGCAAAATGAGGCCAATTAATTACATAGTGCTCCACTGCACTGCAGGAAATCAAAAGGAAACCATCGCAGAATTAAAGGCAGGTTTCAAAGCTCGTGGATGGAAGAATAATGGTTATCATATTGTGGTGGATGGTTCTGGTGTGAGGGTTAATATTACGCCACTGGAAGAGATTGCAAATGGTGTGGCTGGGCATAATAGTAAATCAATTCATGTTAGCTACATGGGAGGAATTGACCGGAATGGAAAAGCAATTGACAACAGAACACCTGCCCAGAAAAAAGAGCTCTTGGCCATTGTTACTGAATTAAAGAAAAAGTTTCCTGCAGCTAAGGTTTGTGGCCACAGAGATTTTAGCCCAGACCTAGATAAGGATGGAATTATAGAAAGCTTTGAGTGGGTTAAAATCTGCCCTTGTTTTGATGCTGGAAAGGAGTATTCGGGGTTATGAAATACCTCATCCCAATTGCTTTAGCTGCCATTATTTTGCTGCAAATTTTTTCTTTTTGGAATAATCGGATCCACGCTGATCAGCGTGAGGAGCGTTTTGATAGCACTCCAATTATTTTGAAGAAAATTGAGGCTTTAGTAGGTGCTAAGGCTAAAAACGATTGCACCATTGTTAAGATTAATAACTTTTATACAAATGAAAAAATATTTATTGATAGCCTGCCTAATGATAGTTTGCTCCCTTTCTTACGGGCAAGACTCCAAGGTTTTGACAGCTCAGGAAAGCCGAAAAATATTAAAGGTTATGATTTCTAGTGAGGAGTGCCATTCATTGTTGGCTGTAAAGGATTCTACCATCTTGATCCTGGAGAAACATATTGAGGCTAATAATGATATAATCCATATTAAGAGCATGCAGTTGGTTGATGCTCGCAAAGAAATTGAGGTTCAAAAAAAGGAAATGAAAAAACAAAATCGAAAAATTCTAATTTATAGAGTTGGAATTTCGGCACTTGCTATCATTACCGTGACCTTAATGTTAATATAAATCCTAGAAATAGGATTTATTATGATGCAGTTGTTTGCATCGTTTGTTCTTTGACGTATATTTGTTCTGCACATTTCACTAGGGGTAGCGTGATGTGCTGTTTCATAGGCTAAAGCCCTCATTAATTTGGGGGCTTTTTTTATGTCCTTTCCATACGCAATTGCATGGCCGAAATTTGACCTATGATTGAGCTGCAGTATGGAAAATTAAAAGCTAGCGTGCCCGGTAGTTGGCATGAGCTTAATGCCAAGCAACTGGCTAAGGCTGTTGATATTCTTAGCCAAGAAAAAAACAGAGTAGATGGCCAATTGGCTTTTATCTATTATTTGTTGCCTCCAAAGTTTAAAAAATTAATGGATAGTTTTACTGGCTTGGAGCTGGTAACAATTATTGGCCAGTTTGAATTTTTAACCTTTCCTCCCTCCTTCCAAAACTTTTTGTTTACCAAGTTAAAAGCAAATTGGTTCAGCCTAAGTGCTTACCAGGGCCCAACAAATTCTTTTGAAAATTTAACTGTGCGTGAGTATGGTACCGCAGAATTTTACCTTGGCCAATACAGCCACTTGGTTGGGGTTGATGATGTAAAAGCTGAGGAGTGCTTAAACAAATTTTTAGGTTCAATCTATTTTATAAATGACCGCCACCTTGCTTTGAGCAGGGCTAAGTATGATGCCCATTTAAAGAAAACTGCTTTGATATTGGCGGGTATTCCGCTTGCAAAAAAACAGGCTATTGCTTTTAATTTTACTGCAGTGCGCGATTTTGTTTTTGCCCAATTTGATGAGGCTTTTAGTAAAAGCGAGGTAAAAAGCAAGCGAGCAAAATACGGATGGGATGGTGTAGTACAGCATATTTCTGCAACCAGGCACATGGTACCAGATGCTATTTATAACATGAATTTACTTGAATTTTTAATACAGCTTGATACTATTGCCATAGCTGAAAATGAAAGGGAAACCAAATGATTAATACCCAAGATTATATAGGTTATTTTAAAAACTTGGCAATTCTGCACAAGAAAATTAAACACAACCTCAATGGCGAAAAACGTTTTACGGCCATTTCAATGGAGGATGTGATCAATAACATTAATCATAATTTGACATTCCACCCAGAGAATGGTGAGGCAGACTATGCTCTAATGTTGTTGGAGGAAATTAGCGGGCAATTTAGAGGCCGAGATGTGCGCAATATGAACGATGAGCCAGATGGTGCTTTTGTTATTTTAAAACACTGCCCTCCAGAAGATTTTGACCGTGAGCGCGCCATTTACAATGAGTGCAAAAGTATTGCTGTATCTCTTTTGGGCACCATGACCAACGATTACGAAACCAATGCCAATAACATAATGAAGTACATGGAGCCACAAACTGGAGTTAGATACATGAAAGTTGGCCCTGTGTTTGATCATTGTTTTGGCATTCGCGTTGAGTTTAGTTTTAGTAAAAGCATTTTACTAAAACATGTTCCTGCAGATTATGATGAGGCTTAATAAGTCCTTTCCACCCACAATAAATAAGGAGATTTTTGAGGTATGATAACAGTAGAAAAAAGTCCGCTGGTAATACTTGGGGTTAAGCCTCAGGTAGTTTTAAAGTTTACAGATTATGCTGTAGATGGCGAAGGATTTATTTTGGTTTTACTAAACGGTGATGGTGCTGCTGAGTTTGGTTTTGTAGCTGGTGCGCCTGCCAATGCATATCAAATAAGAGACAATTCAGATAGTTCCTACGCTTATGTAGATGATTGGGTTATAGGTAGAGTAATGCCTCAATTAACTACAGCGCTTACTAATTATGATATTACCTTGGTAACTGGTGGCGCTTCTGAGGCAACAATCGCTATTACTGGCAAGGTGGAAGGCCCACAACACAATATTAGCCTTGGCGATAATGGTACTGCAGACCTAGTGCAGCTAACTACCACTCTTGGCGTTTTGGGCAGTAATATGGTTATGGCGCGTAACCCTGTGGAGTTTGAGTTTAGCACAGATAACAACATTTCTACTGCAGGCGTAAAAGCTTACATAGATTTAATATTTGCGGGCTTGCCAAGCAATAACCAAACGTTTACACTTACGTTTTTGGGCCGAACCATAACTTTTACTTTTAAAAGCGTAAGTATTGATGATAGTGGAAACCAAATTTTAATTGATGGCTTATCTGCAGATTTCCCTGCAAATTTTGTAATGCCAACGCTGTTAAATAATTTCTATTTGAACCAAGACTATGAAATTTACATGCACAGCAGCACAACCGTGCGCATTAAGGCTTTACAAAGTGGCGTAAAATATAGCATTACGGGTACCGAGGCAGTAACAAATATGACCCTAGGCACTCCAGTAGCTGGTTTTGATGCTGTTTACCGCGATGGCTTTAGAATTTTGGCAGATGTATTTGCCGAAACTACTTACCTAAGTGGCGATTACCAGAGTGTATTTGGTGCAGAAGGAATACCAGATGCCAATGGAAATTGCTTGTTTAACTTTACAGATGTGCTAACTGGCTTACCACTTAAACCACAAGCACCTGCATTTTCACCTGCAGCTATTTTTATGCTAGAAAACTGCTACCGCCGTTTTTTTGTAAGAGCCACAGAATGGTACAGCAGCGCTCCAAGAGTGAGCCAACGCGTGCCAAGTGAATATTTGTATTACCTGGCAATAAATGGAGCTCGTAAGTTTTTAAACTTAGCGCAAAACATCAACACAGATTTTGCAGCTGCAGCTAAATTTTTAACATTAATGCCTGCAGAAATTACCTGCTCAAAAGCCCAACACCAATATTTAAGCCTATTTATACAACAGCCATTGGGCGTAAGCCTATCATTGCGCTTATTGTATAAACTAAATTACACAGATGGAAGCAGTGGAGCATGGACAGCTCACACAACTTTAACCGGTTACAATGCCAAGAAAATTATTACTTTTAAAGTAGGCTTTGATCAGTTGGCGCTGGAGGCATCAATTGCCAGTGGTAAAACTGTAAAAAACTACCAAATTAAAGTTGATGATGGCACCACAGACCTAAGCGAAGTGCGCACATTTACGCTAATTGAGCAACGCCACCAAAACCGCTACTTCTTATTTTTTAACTCATTTGGCCTACCCGAAACTGCTTTTTTCCACGGCCAACAAAAGCGCATGGTTGAGTTTGAAAAAGTAGAAGTGCGCATGAACCGCCCACTTTACAACTCCACTACTGACGTTTACGATGGCGATATTGAACAAATTTACCCAGAGTTTAAACGTGGCTATGAGTTGGCCACCGGCTACAAGCGCAAAAACTACCTTGAGTACTTTTTAGACTTTATGAACTCGCCCAAACACTATGAGCAGCTCGCAGATAAATATGCAGCTGTAAGCATTGGCAAACAGGATATGGATTTAGATACAGACAAGCAACGCCTCTATGGCCTGAACCTAAAATACACCGATGCATTTACAGAAAGGGGCAACGCATAATGGCTGAGCACTTATTAAGAATTATGGTTGGGGATAAGCAGGTAGTGCTTTATCCTGGTGAAAAGGTAAAGTTTGTTTTGAAGAGCCCACTTATGTCAATTGAGCCAGAAGTAGGCAGCCGCATTTTTTCTTTTAGGGTTCCGGCTGAACCAAATGCCAATATTTTTGGAACTTATAACCGTTTAGATTCACGTAAAAAAATATCTTCAGTAGATTGTGATGTATATCTTGGTCCTACGCTGTTTACAAAAGGTAAACTTGATATTACCAGTTATGATAATGAAGAATTTGAGATTAGGGTAAGGTTTGATAGATCATACTACCAAGATTTTAGCGCCAAATCTCTTAAAGATTTTGAATACAAAAGACCTAATCCATATAGATACAATGCTGATAAAGCATTGCACCCGTATAGGAATTATGGGTTTAACTTTGGTTCAATGGTTTTGGGCAATTCGTTTACCATTACTTTAACTTATACCCATCCAGAGGATAGAGTAAACACCATCACATTTGCCCAAACTTTTATTTATGATGGCACCTTAGCTTTCTTTGATTTGGTGGTAAATACATTTGTTGATTATCTAATGGATTCATTTGATACAACAGGATTCTATGCCGAAAACATTGGTTCAGACACTATAAGACTTTATGAGTTTTTTAATTACGTGCAACTGCCTGAGCTTTCATTTGCAAGCACAAACACTGGATTTTGTAATGTTACTTCTAGTGCTGATGTTGTGCCAAGCAGTACAACGGTATTAAATACTATGTATAACACCCCATTAGATAATGATGGGTTTGATTATGTTTTCTTCCCGGTGCATAGCCCTAGTTTATTTGATCCTGCAGTTTCATCTGGAGTATTTGATGGTTGGATGAATTTGTACAATCCAAAAATTGCAGGTGATCCAAGTTATCCTGGTACGCCAAGAAATGGCTTTTTAACTCCTTTTCCGTATGTAAAAGAAGTGCTTTACCAATTGCACCAAGAGTTTGGAATTAGTATTGAAGAAGATACTTTTTTTGATGCCGAAATGCAGAAGCTTGTATTTTGGACAGATCAAGCAATAAATTCTTCTTATAGGGTGCCTGAGCGTGGATGGGAAGGTCAATTATTACTTTCCTTCCTTTACAAAAACATAGTACCAGGAATAAAAGTTGCAGACCAAATAAAAGATTTAAGATATCTGTTTAATGTAATCATTGATTACAACAGCCGAAAAAGCAGCATTAGAATCCTTTCTTGCAACTCGCTTTTAGCATCAAATGATTTAGATGATATTAATTCAAAGGTGCTTTACGGTTATGAGTATAGCGTTCAAAACGTAAAGTTTTCTTTTGATTATACATGGCCTAGCACAGAGCTATTAACTGGTGAGCTATTACCAGAACTAAATAAATTGAAATTAATGCCTGCAGTAGATTTCAAAAGTGATTTGCCAGCGCCATTAAAATCTGATGGGTATGAAACAAGATATGCTCAGAATGAAAACAATTATTTTAAATGGAATCCAGATTTAGGAGAATGGGTTTTACATGCTACCGAGTTTTATCCGTATTTATCAACGGGTAATGAAATACAAGAAGTAGTTTCTTTGGGCTCTCCATTATTTGAGGAGTTAAGCGAGCTGGTATCGCTTACCGTTTTTAATAATGTAAAATGGCTGAACCCACACACCAAGCAAACTGGTAATATGTACAAATCTGACCAAGTAGATCCTGCGCACAGGTATTTATTCTACAGAGGTTGGCAAGGATGCGATGTTAAGGAAACAACTGAAGGTCCAACTTTGGATGCACTTTACCCTTTTGGCAGTTACCATACATATAACTATCAAAAAGTGAAGATTGCTAATTACTCATTGAGCTGGAACCATGAAGATGGTTTAATTAATACCTGGTGGAAGAAGTTTATAAATTTTGCAGCCAATACAGCTCCAGTAAAATTGGAAGTAAACTTTAGCATAAGTGATCTGGCCAATATGGATTTGCTGCAGAAGAAACTATTCCAAAATGTGCAATACTTTTTTGATGAAGTGGAGTTTGAGGTAACAGATAAAATTGGCGTTTCGAATGTAAAATGTTATCCAATTAAGGAAAGCTATGAGTGATGAAACCTTTAAAACGCTGCCATACGAACTGCAGGAAACCCTAGCAAAGTGGAGTTACATTACCATTAATGAACTAAAGCTTAGCATGGCAAGAAATGGCATGCACCTGGGCGATTTGTACAGGAGTTTTACCCGCAGTATAAGTTATGGATCTGATGGAATGCCAACCAAGGTAACTATTGGCTTTTTGTACCATGGCAAGTTTGTGGATATGGGCGTTGGTAATGGCCAAAAAATGGAAAATATTAAGAGCAACCGCGAGGTTTGGATTAATATGAGTAAGGCAGCCAAAAAAGGAAAGCACCGCAGAGCTCCTAAGAAATGGTACAGCCCAACAATGTACCACGAATACCAAAGAGCAGCCGAGATATTAGCAGGTAAATACGGCATTGAAATTCCTGCACGATTTGAGAAGATTTTAAGTGAAAGAATAGAAAATAAATAGCATTATGGCAACCAAAAAAGAAAGGGCAGAAGTTGAACTCATTATTAATGGCACAGCTGCCAATAATTCATTAAGAGATTTGGAGGCTGCCGCGCGTAAAGCCAAAAGTGAATTGCGTGGCATGATGCCAGGAACCGAAGAATTTAAAAAAGCAGCTGAAAATGTTGCCAGAATTGATAGGGCTTTGGTAAATACTAGAGTTCAGGCTGGATTAGTGAAAAGTTCTTGGGATAAAATGAAAGAAAGCATAAAGACTACTTTTATTGGAAACCTTGGAGCCAACCTTGCCACACTTGGCTTACAAAAAGTAGCTAGCTATTTTACTGATGCTTGGGATGCAGCCAAAAAATTGAGTGATCAAATGGCTGATATGGGGAGAACCACCGGCATGACCACCGAGGAAGTAAAAGCCCTAAACAGTGAGCTCAGTAAAATTGATACCCGTACCTCATTAACAGATTTGAGGGAAATGGCAATTGTTGCTGGTCAATTTGGTGTAGCCCAACAAGATATTGTTGGCTTTGTGAAAGCCATTGACCAAGTAAATATTGTTATGGGTGGAGAGTTTGGAGGCAATGCCGAAGCCGTTGCCACCGAAATGAGTAAGCTTAGAAATATCTTCTCTGATATTAAATCTGATGATATTGGTAATGATATTGGATTTATTTCGAATGCTATTAATAAATTGGCTCAGGAAGGAGTTGCCACAGCTCCAGTAGTAAGTGATTTAGCCAATAGAATTGGTGGTTATGGTATTCAGGTGGGTTTAACTACTGGGCAGGTGCTTGGTTTATCTGCTACACTCCAGGAGTTAAATGTAAGTGCAGAGCGTGGTGGTACTGCAGTTGTAAAAATCTTGCAAAAAATGCTTACCAATACCAGCACATTTGCTGAGGTAGCAGGAATGAATGTTACAGAATTTAAGGTGCTTTTAAACGAGGATCTATTTGGTGCATTTAAAAAGGTAATGAAAGGCAGCCAAGAACTTGGCGGCCAAAGTACAGAGCTCGCAGCCATCATAAAAGAAATGGAAGTGCAGGGAGCTGGAGCCAGTGAGGTATTTGCCAAGTTAGGTTCAAACATGGAAATGTTGAACGGCAAAGTGGAATTAAGCAACTCATCACTTACCAATACCAACAGCATAAGCGAGCAGGCCAAAATAAAACAAGAAAATTTGGCTGGTGCTGTAGAAAAATTAAGCAAAGCCTGGAACAAATTAACGGCCAACCCTGCTGTGGTAGATTTCTTTAAATTTTTGGTTGATCAAACTACAACGGTAATTAATGGAATGAGCGGAATGGCTGATATGATTGTTTACAATTACAACCTGATTACCAAAGGTAAGACTGAAGCTGATAGATTATTTTTAGCTGACCATGAAAAAAACTTGCAGGAGCAATTAACTGCTGAAAACAAAGCTATGGAGCAGCGAGTTGCAGGAGTTGCTAATGGTTTAAAACAAATGACTGTTGCAGAGCTTAAAGAAACTATTGCCAAAAAAGAGGCTTTATATAAATCTGATATGGCTTTTGCAAGAGGCTTAAATGCTGTTGGAAAGTTTAAGCAATCTGCATTAAACATTCAGCTAGCAAAAGAAACTTCAATGGAAATAAAAGCAGCCAAAGAAATTTTAAAAGCAAAAGAAGCCGCTCAAAAACAAGGATTAAACACTAAAGTGCACATTACCGAGGAAATGATTAAAGCACAAGAAAAACAAGATAAAGCCGACCGCAAAGCAGCCCAAAAAGCTGCTAAAGAGATAGCTAAAGAACTTAATGATAGATATAAACTCCAAATAAAACATTATGAAGATTTATTTAAAGAAGCTGAAAAATATTGGGATGAGCACGATAAGTTGTTTTTAAAAAACAGCCAAGAGGAATGGGATAAATCTAGGGAGTTTTTTACCAAAGAAATTGAAGCAGCTGCAGAGCTAGGTGTCTTAAAAGCAACTAATGATGAAGAAGCTAGAATTGCAGAAATTGACCGTGTAAATGCTTTATACAATGAACGTATTACTGCTGTAAAAGAAGGTAGTGAGCAGGAAAAACTATTGCGTGCTCAATTGCGCAGGGATATTGATTTAATTAATGCTGAGTACGACCAGAAAGAAATTGACAAGGTAAAACAAATTGCTAGTTTAAGCCTTGATGTGTGGAATAGTTTGCTCAATAGAAAAGCTGCTATTGAAATGAACAAGCTTACCAAACAAGATGCTGCAGATGAAAGAGAAAAGGCTGCATTAAAGAAACAGCTAGATGAAAAAGTGATATCGCAGCAAGAATATGATTCGAAAATTGAGGCCTTAAACCAAAACTCAATGAATAGAGAACGTGAAGCGAGAAGGGAAATGGCCAAACAGCAAAAAGCATTTGCAATCTTTGACGCGACCATTAAAGCAGCTGTGGCAGTAATGGAGGCAATTATAAAACCTTACAAATGGCCGCAAGCTATTGCTGCAGGAATACAAGCAGCCGTAATTGCTGCCACTCCAATACCAGAATTTGAACAAGGTGGATTTACTGGTCCTACTGGAATGGGAAGCTATAATGGTAAAACTATTGCCGGTGTAACCCATCCAAATGAGTTTGTAATTAATGCCAAGCAGCTCCAAAATCCATACGTGTACAATATGGCCAAAGAATTAGCAACTGATAAAAGTGGAGCATCAATTACTCCATCTGAAGGAAAATTTAATACTGGAGCTGGAGCCAGTGATCAGATGCTAACTAATGTTTTGATGGCACTAAATACCACACTTAGAGAGGGCATTAGCCAAAAGATTCAGATTGATGAGGAATTTGCCTTTAAACTGAACCGAGAATTAAAAAAGCAGCAAACTATTGATGAAAAGGGATTATTTTAGTAATGTTGTGGCATGAAAAAAATTGCCTCTATCCTATTTGCCTTGATTTTATTGGTTTCTTGTAAAAAAGAAAATACTGAAGTAACCAGTTCAAAGTATGATCTAAGCTTCACAATCACCATGTCAGTTCCAGGGCTAGCAATTGCCTACAATAAATCTGATGGTGATGTAGATTCAATGATTGTAAACAGCGATGGGGTAAATTATTCTTATGGCTCAGTTAAAAAAGGCACTGAATTAATTTTAGCCGGGCAATCACTTAAAATTGATTCATTTGGATTTGCTATAATAGTTTGGAAGGATAAAGAGGTAGTTCAAAAAGTAGATTCCTTTTGGTTGGGTGGTGGAAATAGCGCTTTTGAAACTAGGTTTACCTACTAAATTATTAATATGGAAATCGCAATTGCTATATTAATTGTTTTAATCGTCTTTTTTTATTTAAAAGGTGTAAAATCCAAACAGGAAGCTGATAATAAAAAACATTCTGATTACTTAGCAAATAAAGCAGAACAGCAAAGAGTTATTGACGTTGAAGTATCTATCAACGATACATTTTCAGATAAAGCAGAAAAAAATATAAATATTTCTTTGGAAGAATCAATATCAAAATCGCCATTTTTCTGCATTTTTGATATTGAAACAACAGGCTTAATGCCAAAGTATGTAGAAGATATTGAGGATTTATCAGCATGGCCAAATGTTGTTCAATTGGCATGGCTAATAACTGATAGCTCAAATCATCATATTACCCATAAATCATACTATATCAAACAAAATGATTTAATACCTCAGCAAGCAATAGATATTCATGGCATAACTAATGCTATTTGCGAAAAAAAGGGATTACCCCTAAAAGAAGTATTGGAGCTGTTTTTAAATGACCTAAAACAAGTAAAAATGGTAGTTTGCCATAACTATGAGTTTGATTCTAAAATTCTTGGAGTAGAGTTTACTAGGACTGGTTTAAAATGGCCAAGAAAAAGAAAGTTTTGTACAATGGTTAAAGGTAAAAAACACACCAACATTGAATTTAACTATAGCAGTAAATTAAAATATCCGAAGTTAGAAGAACTGTTTGGACACTTTGTTTTGAACAAAACAAATATTCACATTATAAATGCCCATGATGCACTTAACGATGTTTTTGCCACTGCAGTTTGTTTAAAAGCATTTATTGAAAATGGTGAAATTGAAATAGAATAGTGGCATTACAACTCCACATAATTCTCCATCACTTCTTTATTCTCAAACAACCCCAAACTTTTTAAATACTTTTCAAAACTTCCAGTATCGTTGTGGCCAATTTGCATGCGCAAGCTTGCAGGCGATAACCCTCCGAGGTAGTTGTTTACCACTCCAGTATGTTTCCAACTGTAGAGCGTGTAATCTGAGCCAATTCCAAGTGGTTTTATAACTCTATTGCGGTAGGCATCCGAAATATATCTTGGATCAAGATACTCCGCTCCTGGCATAATGCCTTTTCCAAAAATATACCATTCCGGGTTGAGCTGTTTTAAATGCTTTAGCTTTTGATAAATTGGCGTTGGTAGCGCAACATGCCTATCTGTATTGTTTTTTGAAATAGCTGCAGGGATAAATAAGTGCTTAGCCCTGTATTGCTCCAGGTGCTTAATTTTTAAGTGGCACAATTCATTTGGGCGCGCCAATGTGTAATACATGGTTTCACAAAACAATTTCATTTGCGGAAAATTCCTTTCCATGTAATCCATGATATCCTTTTGCTGATCCTTCTGGTAAGCAATATTTTTACCAGTGCCATTATCCAACTTGGCAATTTTTACCCATGGGTTTTCTTCAATAATTTCTTCCTGAACCAAAAAGGCAAACAGGGTTGAAATATGTTGTATGTAGTTGTTAAATGTGCGTGGCCCTACCCTATTCATTAAGCTTGCCACAAATGGCTTTAGGCTCTTGTGGGTAACAGAATTTATATGTAGGTTTTTATCTTGCTCCTTTAACCATCCACTTAAATAATCTGAGTAGTTCTTAAATGTTTTTGGCCTCAAACGTTTCTTAATTGCCAATGCTAACTTTGTGGCCTCATCAATAGATATAAACTTTTTTCCTTTAGATCTGCGTTCCAAATCAATCTTAGCAGATTTTTCGGCATCAATGTGAAACCCTTGCTCTAGCTTAGTATTAATTGCCTTAATAAAATTATTTGACCAGGTAAGGCGCTTCTTTAAATCCTTAACATCATTGCAACTAAAATCCCTTTTGCGAATTACTTTGTTCTGTTGTGCATCGTAAACGTAATATATAATATACCATCGCTGATCCAATGCCGTTGCTGCTGGCTTAACCAATCTAGCTTCCTTAAATGATTTTGGTATAGTCAAGTAATCAGGTTCAATTAAAATGGGTAGTATAAGTGCCACTGATACTGCCACTGGGTTATTATATGAACAAAAAAGACCTGATAAATCATTGATTATCAAGTCTTTTTTTGTGTACCCGGAGCCGGAGTCGAATATGCTTTTTTGATTGTGATTTTTCCCCGAAAGGCTTGTTAATCCTGTAATATGACTTTTATATTTTTTTGGATTTACTGCCACTTGCTGCCCCTACCCTTGTTTTACTGGCTTTCCAAAGATTACATTTTTATAAGTGTCCTGCTTTAAAGTAAGCAAATCCTTTATTAGATCTACCTCCTTATAATACGATTCCAAAACTGAGCGCATATCCATGTAAAATGGAATTGGCTCCGAAACCATGTCAACTTTATTGTCAAATATTGGTGGCGTACCTCTCCCATCTTTAAGCCAATTGTAATCCAACTCCAGGGCAGCACAAAGCTTCCTTAGGTTATTTGGATGGGGCACCATTGGTTTTTCCTCATCAAAATACTTGCTAACAGCTTGCCTAGACAGGCCAATCATGTTACCTATATCAGTTTGATTCAAAGACTTTTTCTCCATTACAAGCTTCAAGCGGCTGGCAAATGTTTCCATAATAATTGACATTAAGTTGACAAAATGTTGATAATTGTCAATTGTAAAGTTGACAACTACATTTACATTTGTGTAACAATTTGTTAAAGTAAAGACAAATTTAAACAAAATGCACGCCAAAACAAACAAAACCAATAAGATGACATTAAAAGAATGGTACGATAACCTTCCCGCTAAGGATCAAAGTGAAAAAAGAAATGAACTTATAAATGCCTGTGGCATTAGTGTTAAGACATTCTACAGCTGGACACGTGCGGAGCATATTCCCAAAAAAGCCATGCAAAAGGCAATTAATGAAGTTGCAAAAATTGACATTCACTTTACTAATAATGCAGAAATGGCTGCTGCCAATTTGCCTTTTGTGCAATAAATAATCCTAAAACTATGATAACCGCTACCATTAATCCAATGAAAGAAAAGTACATAGCTACTTTTTTGGTTCACGCAAACCGCCCAGATTTAGCTCCCCTAGAGTTTTTTGCTAATGCTGTAAAAAATACACAGAAAGAAGCTGAGATGTGGGCCATTAACCAATACAAACTATGGTTAAAAACTCAAGTAAAAAAGTTCTTAACTCAGCGCGAAATAGCTTTTATAAAGGTTGGCGCTTTGAGTTACGAATACAGCAATGTTATAAAACAGTGCAGAAAAATTAAGGATCAACCAAGTTTGACAACTGTGTGCATGTTTATAGTTGACAACCAAGAACTTTTAAGAGCACTGGTACCAGGTAAGCAAAGTACACAACATTATTGGGCTTATACTATTGAGGAAATTATAACTGGAGCTCACGATTATATAGTTCTCAACCAAAAATTAGTTAAGAATTATGGAGTTGTTCATTAACCCAAAGCTCCATGCATTAAAAGATTTTTTGCAAGCGCATTTCAACGGAAAATTAAACTTTAAAAACCCTAGTGAATATGAAAACAGGATTACAAATGCTGGTTCAAAAGATAGACCAGTTAGGAACAATGGAGATAGTAGTAATGGTTGCAATGATTGCCATGTTGAGCATAATACTTGTGAAAATATTGCCTGCAAAGGAGCCTGATATTTTTAGCTATTTAGATGAAGAAGACCAATGGTAGAATCATTACCCAAAACCATGGCAAGGCACAGAGCTCTTGCTAGGGTTATTAAAGAAGAAGAAATAAATGCAAATGCCCTTGGTATGCCAGAAAGGCTAAAATACTTTAGGGTTCAATCTTTAAAGGATGAGCATTTTAAGCTTACAATTTACCTACTGGTACAAGTGCCAGACCAATTTGTTAAACAATTAATAGATCAAACTTTTTTAAAATGAAATATAACATCAACAACACCACTCTTGAGGTACTTATAGCCTGCCTCATCATTGTATTTATTAGCCAATTGGTAATAATACTTATTGGCTTGCGCAAAAATCATTTGCTAAAAATAGACCATGCCCTGGAGGCAAACAGAACGGCCTATAGAAACAAAATTCAAAATCATGTTTGTATTAAATATGGCCGTAAAGCAAAATAAGTATGAAAACAGATAACATCACCAAAGCAGAGGTTGCCATGCTTGCAACTAATGCCGCTACTCATTTGCGCAATTACACAGTTAACTCAGCAAATTTTACCCTAGTTAACGAACAAGAACTATTTGCACTTGGAGCTCAACTTCTTTATGTAGGCCAAGCATTAACCGAGCTAAGCCAATTTAAGCTTGAACCATCATCTATTGAAGGCAAAGTAATAGTGAGCAAAATAGTTGAGCTAATTGAAATGAAAACCATTAACCCCGTTGTTATTGGCCAACATATTACTGAACCTATTGAAGGAGGTGTATAATGAAACTCAGGATTTATTTAATCAAGATTAACAATAGCTATAGCCTTCAAAACAATTTGCAAAAGGATATCTATGCTTACTTAAAATCTATTGATCGGCAAGTAATTGATATTTACCAACTGAGAAAAGTAAAGTCCGATATCCTTAAAACAATTGAGGACATTAATAAAAAGCATGTAAGATGTAAAGCTATTGAGGCACATTGGAATGCTTGGAAAGATAACCAGTGCGATGAGGATGATCACCACCTACAAATTGGCCATGGTATCATCTGCAACCTAACTATTTATAGTGGCGACGGAAACGCATCACTTTAAAGATAATTACCTAAAACCCTCTGTAACTAAGTGTGCAGCTTGGGAGGAAGTGCCTCCCGTTTTTTAACCATTTAAACTCAAATTATTATGACGCGCTACAATCGCAAGAAACACAAATATAATTCACCTCTTCAGCCCGTTAAGGTTGATGTTAATGGATCATTCATTACTGGTATAATCATTTCAAGATTTCATAAGCTACCAAAAGGCGCAACTGTTGAGGAGCCGTATTATTTAATAACTGGCCATGGTTCGCCAATTTGGGAAAATAACCTCATCCCTATTACAGATTTAGAATATAGCGCATTACAGATTGGAGGTTTATAATGACCTGCGAAGAGTTTTTAAAGAAATGGAGCTTCTTGCCTCCTATTAGATATTCGGATGGGCTATACACCGTAAAGGCTTATTACATTAAAAGTTCATTGTATGAAGAAAATGAGGACTTATATCAATTATTGAAAAATATTGATGCACAAATGGAGGAGAAAGCAACAAAATGAGCGATATCCTACAAACAAAATTCTCATTCTTCAGTGGTGGGATCAAACAGAAAAAACCAAAAGCAGTAGTTCAGCTGCAGGAAGTTTTGGAGAGTATTAAATCTGATAAGTATGCTGCGCAAATTGCCAAGCTTAGGGGATTTGAGAATAAAGACCTAGCCAAGGTTTATAAACAAGATTTGGATTATGTAACCTTCTCTGGTGAGTTTACCAGTAGAATTACAGATAACCTAAAAAAGCACTCAGGCATTATCTGTATGGACTTTGATGCATTGAAAAATGTAGAGATTACCAAAGCAATTTTTAGGGCTGATCCATACACCTTAGCTGTGTTTATTTCGCCTAGTGGTAATGGCTTAAAGGTATTGGTTCAAATAAAGCCAGAAAGCCACCTAGAATCGTTTATTTGGCTAGAGCAGTATTATAAAAATACTTATACTCTTGCGGTTGATCCAAGTGGTAAAGATGTTACCAGAGCATGCTTTTTAAGCCATGATCCTACATTATGGATAAACTTAGGTTCAAGCATTTGCCCGGTTGTAGGCATTGAAAAAGAAACAGTGCCAGCAAGTTTTGCGCCTGAGAAAGTTGCAGAAACATTGCACGAGCTGAGCCGTGAACAGCGCAAAAACTACGATAGAGCGCTGTATTGCATTGAGCAAATTGAAAAGAACCAAATTGATATTACCAATGATTACCAAGATTGGGGTGTAATGTGCTTAGCGCTTTCTACTCTTGGCGAACCTGGAAGAGATATTTACCACCGTGTAAGCCAATTTCATGCACAGTATAAGCGTAAAGATTGCGATGTTAAGTTTGACCATGCGCTAAAAAATAATAGAAGCCTGCGCACTCCTGCAAAGTTCTTTTCTATCTGTAAGGATTATGGTATTGATACCATTTTGCCAAAGGTTATTAATCCTGTAAGTACTGATAATCCAGATAAGCCAAAATTTAGCCCTCCTGGTGGAGCTGTTACTGCAGATGATTATGAAAGGTATGGATTTTGGGAAGATGAAGGCAAGTACTGGACAATTAATCCACGTGGTGGCATACAAGAAGTAAGCAACTTTACCATTAAAATTCTATACCATGTGCAAACTAGTATTGAAGAGGCTTACCGCTTGGTTGAGATTAAAAACGTGTACAATAATGTAGCTGTAATTAACCTAAACACAGATGATTTTGTAAGTGTAAGCAGTTTTAAAAAGGTAGTTGCCAGGCGTGGTAATTTTATTTTTAAGGGCACAGACGTGGATTTGGCAAGGTTGCAAGATAAGCTGCAGCGCGATGAGCGCCCTACCCAATTGGTTGATGTACTTGGATGGCACAAAAAAGCCAATGCGTATTTTTTTGCCAATGGTATGTACAGCTGCACCGATGGCATTTTTAAAACTACTGATGATTATGGCATTTTAAAGCACGATGATTACAATTATTTCATCCCGGCTATGAGCAAGATTTTTGCCCATAAGGATGATTTGTATGTAAATGATAAGAAGTTTGTTTACCTCAAAAATCCCGATATAACTTTTGAAAGTTGGAGCAACCAGTTTGTAAAAGTATATGGCAAACAGGGTTGGATGACCATTACTTTTTATTGCGCAAGCCTATTTAGAGATGTAATTTATACAGACCTAAACCGCCGTTTCCCAATTCTTAACATGTATGGCCAAAGAGGATCTGGTAAGGGTACCATCATTGAAAGCATATTGCGCATGTTTGGCCATGGTCAAAATCAAATCATGCTTGGTGGCGATAGTACCAGTGTGGGCTTTATGAGAAAATTTGCCCAGTTTAAAAATGCCATTGTTTGGTTAGATGAGTACAAAAACAACCTCAAAACCAAAATTGTAGAAAGCATTAAAAACATTTTTGATGGTATTGGCTACGAGCGAGGCAAGCGAGATAACACCTTTAACACAGAAACCGTGCCCATTAATAGTTGCTGCATACTAAGTGGTCAAGAAATGCCAACTATTGAACCTGCGCTATTCTCTAGGGTTATTATGCTCACTTTTATTGAGCGCCAACTTACCCAAACAGATCGTGAGGAATACCAAAAGTTAAAGTTAATGGAAGATGCTGGAGTAAGTTTTTTAACAGTGGAGCTGCTCCATCACCGCGAAGATTTTGTAAAGTATTACAAAGCTGTGTACCAGGAAGAGTTTAACTTATTAATTAAGGCAGTTAATAATCCGGTAATTATGGAGCGTATGCTTAGCAACTATGCTGCTATGATAGCCGCTTGCCGCATTATGGTTAAAAAGGAAAAGTTGCCTTTTACCTTGATCCAATTTAGAGAATACTGCGTGGAGCTGCTTAATCGCCAATTCTACATTTTGGATGGAGCAGATGATACCAGCAAGTTTTGGGAAATTGTGGAGAGCTTGTTTAACAAGGGAATTATTGCAGATGGCAAAGATTTTGAGTTGAAAGATGGCCATTTATTAATTAGGGTTCAAAACATTTATGGAGATTATGCCAAGGAGTTACGCCAACGGAATGACCCTAATATTTTGGCCAAATCTACCCTTGAAAACTATTTGGAAAGCGACAGATCTACCTACATAAAAAAGCAAAAGAAAATGTTTGCAGATGGCAGCTATACCAACACATGGTTTTTTGATTACTCAAAGCTAGAAATTAACCTATTGCGCATTGAAGATGCCGTTGAGCGTAAGCGCAAAATGAAAGAGATGAACGTGTATGTAGAAGAAGAGGTTCTGCCATTGGTGGAACAGGAGCCCGACCTTTCAGGGCCTCAAAAAGAATTACCATTTTAATTAAAATCAATAAAAACCAAACAAAAAAACATGAAGTTAAAAACTTACAATTCTGAGAACGCCTCTAGGAGAAGTTCTGGAAAACCAACAATTGCCTTCTCTTGTAAAAATGGAGTAATGCGCATTAACAAAGTAGCTCAAGAAAAGCTTAAAATTAAAGATGGAGAAAGGTGGAGCATTAGCCAAGATGAAGAAAATGTAAAAGATTGGTATTTGCACAAAGATCCTGAAGCAGGATTTAAAGTAAGGGTTTCAGATAAAGATGAAGCTACATTTAACTCTAGTGCAGTGTGCGAAGATGTGCGAGCTTGTGTTAAAAATATTGAAGAGGATAAAACCTGCAAAATGTATTTGATTACTGAGCCAATTATTACCAAAGACAAAGTTTTACTTTATCCAATTTTAACCTCTTCAGCGCACTAACATGAGACAATTACTATTAATTGGTTACTTGGGGCAGGATGCCAAAGTAAACCAGTACCAGGGCAAACAAATCATTAACTTTAGCATTGCAGATTCTGAAAAGTACAAAAATGCTGAAGGAGTTGAAGTAACCAAAACCACATGGATTGAATGTGCTATTTGGAAAGATGCCGGGCAATCAATTGTTATTGCCAATTACCTTAAAAAAGGCACACAAGTAATGGTTCAAGGTGTGCCAGATGTAAGCACATATACCAACAAGGATGGCCGTGTGGTTGCCAAATTTAGTTTGAAGGTTAGCAATTGTCAACTGCTTGGTAATGCAAGCCCTAGGCCTGAACCAAACACCAATGTAGCCAGTACTGATGCTGTACATAATGCTGAACCTGGATTAGGAACTCCCCCTGCAGCTGGAGGAAGTGATGATTTACCTTTTTAGGCTATGAAACTTTTTAAAGAGCAAATTAGAATACCAGACTTTGCATGGCTGTTTAACCGCCGTAAGCAAAGAAAGTTTATTGTGTTGCACAAAAACTTTGCTGGTACGGATAAAACCTTTAGGGTGGAGAGTTACTCCATCCTAGAGGTAAACTCCAAAGAGCCTATTAAAATTAACTACGAAACAATGGAAGAGCTAATTGAAACCAAATCACTAGAAATATTATGAACATACTTGAACAGAATTATGAAGCTATAAAGCTTGTATTGCAAGACACTACAGGTTGGGAAGAAACAAGAACCTTTAGAGATACCACCTTTAAAGAAATTGAACCAATGATACCAGAAGGCTATTTAAAAGAAATTCACTTTATTAATCCAATAAAGCCATGAAAGAGATTCCTATTTTATTTAGCACCGAAATGGTACAAGCATTGCTTGCTGGGCGTAAAACAATGACTAGAAGAATTGTTAAAATGTATGCAACAAGCGATGCCCACCCAATGAGGCAAAATGCTACTTGGCTGCAAGAAAACAAAACCTGCCCTTATGGAGAGGTTGGAGATGTATTATGGGTTAGGGAAGGTTTTTGCCCAGGTTATTTTGATGATGGCAAACATGCATATAAAGCAGATTGGAATAAAGTGGCTGAGGAGCTTGTTCCAAAACCAAAATGGAAACCTAGCATCCACATGCCTAAATCTGCCTGCAGAATTTACTTAAAAGTAAAGTCAGTAAGGATTGAAAGGCTAAAGGATATTACCGAAAAAGATGCCTTAAACGAAGGTATTAAAGTGATAGAAAAGGATGAAGCTTATTATGATTACATGAAAGGAGCTGGCTCCTATGCTGGCCCTATAGGCTCATTTTATTCTCTTTGGCGTAGCATTAATGGTGAAGAAAGCTTTAATGCCAATCCTTGGGTTTGGGTAATAGAATTTGAAAGGGTTGCAAAGCCATGATTGTTAAATCCACACCCAAAATTACCACCATCAAAAAAACAGCAACCGTATGGATTTATTGCATTAGTGGGGTAATAGTTGTTAAATCATTAAAACAAGAAAAGAATGAGCAGTAATGATAAATGCATTTGCACCTTCACCCAAAAGATGGCTGGTGATGGATGCTCTGTTTGCAATCCCGATTTTGTGAAAGGCCTGAGTATAAAGGAGGAATTAGACCAGTTGATTTACATGATGCCTCAACATTATCTAAATAATCGAGAAAAGGTGATAATCTTTTTAACTAGAGAAAAATATGATGAGTTAGGTGCAGAGTTTTATGATGGGTTTCAAGTTAGATGCGAAAGCGCACTTCCAAAAAATAAAACCATTGCCTGTATTGAAGAAATGTTAATCAAATTTAATGCTCCCAAAATTGATATGTATGACATTGATATTGTTAGAGAGCAGTTTAAAAGTGGTAAAGTTTCACCAAGAGAGCAACGAAATAGAGAAAAATTTATGAAAAGGAGAAAATAACCTATGGCAGAAATAACAATTAAAATTAAAGCATTATCTGCTATAAATATTCTAGGATTTCTTTCGGAGTTTAAAGAGGATATGCAAGCACAACAATTTGGGGCAATGCTTTTAGAAAGTGTTTTAGATTTTGAAGAGGGATGCATTGATGCAATAACAGATGATCAATTTGAGGAGGTACAAAAGGAAGTTCAAATTGCAATCCTTATGGGCCGTGCTCCAGATAACGCAAAGAGTGGTTCAATATTTAAAAGTAGAGGAGGTGAATAACAATGGAAGTAGAATTCTCAAACTCAGTAAGAGGTGGATTGCATGCCTTTGTATTTACTACCGATGAAAAGCAATTAATCATCAAAGCTTTTCAAAAGCACATTGCCAAGCTTCAAAAGAATATCATAAAAGTAGAGGAGCATCCAGATAATGAAGGGCAAGCCACTTTTTTATGCAGACTATATGAGCTAAGGTATGAGGTAAAAAGCTATGAGGAAAACATTGCAAACCTAAAACGGCAATACAATGTAGAGCCTAATGGGAAAATTAATCATGATATCTAATATAATTATGGAAAGTAAATCAATAGGCGGAGGAATGATCAGAACCGTATCTATAGCCGGTAACTTATGTAAAACTTATATTTGGGTTCATCCCAATGGAGTATTATTTATTGAACGCCTTATACTAATTGATGATGGCCACTTGGAGCAAATGCATGATGCCATTTATTCAAGATTTGGTAAAACACTCTGGAGGCAAAGAATGGCTTTTAAGTACAGCACACTTGCTACAATAATGAAAGCAGCTAATCACATTTTAACAGATAAAGAAATTAATCTAGAAAACATATTGTAAGCTGCCATCATTTGGCGCACTGGCCAAGTTTCAGCCCGAGATCATGAAATGTGATTTCGGTCTTTTTTGTGCAAAGTGCATTCCCCCTATACATCTATAAAAAGTTTTTTTCTTATAATATTATTGGACACTTGGACACGCCACTCTCATTCAGCTACTTACCTTAAAAATCTGTGTCCATCAGCGTCCATCAGTGTCCATGTTTGTTATAAAACTCTATTTATCAATAAGTTATATTTTTGGATATACTTGGACACTGATGGACACAGCTAAAATGTCAACTTTCACATTATCAGGCTCGTGTCCATTTATCCAAAATTTTTTCAGGAAATTTCACTTCGCAAACGTGCAATTTTTCAAATACAACTACATAAAATGGCAACTTTTTGGAAAAATGGTTTGGTTCAAACCTAAAATTGGGCAGTGGTTTTAAAAATGTGGATATTCAATTTGTCAACTTTTGTGTCAACTTTGGTAAATTTACACCATGCTAGTAAGAATACCCGTTCGTATCCACCTGCTTAAATATTTAAAAGCAAAGGTGGGAGCCGATAAGTTAGAAATTAGGCACTTTAATCAATTGGAAATGTTCGCAGAGCAGAGCGATATCATTTACATACAGCGCCAACTTTCAAAAACACTTTATCCATTTTTAAATACCGAGCACCAGTGGAGCAGTGATCAACTGGGCAACCAAGGTAAGTATGGTATAATTGGGCTCAACCTAAAAGATTATTTAATTGATAGCCGAAGGATTTATATATCCATTCTTGGCGTAATTAAATTCAATGATAGCATAGATCAAATTATGCTCAAAGAAATGATATCGCTTTTGGATAAAGCAATTTCGGAAAAGCAACGCCAAGACCATACCATTTTAGAATTTATGGCAAAGTACCAAATTGATGAGGATGATATCCGTTTTGATAGTTTGAAAAAAAGAGCGTACCGCGAAAGAAAACGTTTGGCCGAAAAATTATTTTTGGAAAGAAATTTAAAAGGTACAGGGGCGGTGCTTGATTTGTCCTTTAGTGAGAAATTTATTCAGGCTTAATTTGCCTTCTAAAATGCAAAGGTTATGGAATTAATTTTAACATCCCAACCAAAAGTTGGTTCAATTATAAATATAAAATTTATTGATGTCTTGGATGTGGTTTCTATGCCAGAACCATTTGAAGATAATAATATTGTTTTGGATGCAATTGTTTTGGTTAGTGGTAAATCTTGGAACCTTATTGAACCGCTACCTCGCACAGGTTCACTTGAGATTGATAACATTGAAACAGAACAAGGGTGGTACGAGCGACCTAAGGTGGCTTTTAGTATAAATGATACCTCTATGCAAATGTTAAATAATTTACATGAATTAGCGCAAGGTAGGTACTTATTAATAGTAAAAGATGGTTCAGGGGATGAATATTTACTTGGCGATTTGGAGCAATGGATGAGCTTTAACTATAAGCTAAACACCAATAAAAGCCGCGCTCAAACGCAGGTAATTGATATAGATTTTAGCTTTTCTTAGTCCTTTCTACACCTAATTTATTGGCAAATCTTTGCTTAACGAAAAAGTAGTTAAGCAATGCCAAAAACATTTATTTGTAGTGATGAATCAATCAACCGTTATGGCTTTAGGGTTTTAACAGCTGGAATTGATATTACTCAATTTAAGAAAAATCCAATAATGCTGTTCAATCATGAGCGCATGAGTTGGGGTGCTGATGTTTATAACGGACCTATTGGCCGTTGGGATAACATTGAAAAAAAAGAAACACAGCTTTTGGCTGATCCTATTATTGATGCTAATGACCCAAAGGGTTCAATTCTTAGTAATAAAGTTGAAAACGATTTTATTCGTGCAGCTTCAATTGGTTTTCAAATTATTGAAACAAGTGAAGATCCTAAATTGCTTCTTCCTGGGCAAACCAGACCAACAGTTACCAAATGCAAATTAATTGAAATTAGCATTGTTGACATTCCGGCTAACATTAATGCAGTTAGCCTTTTTGATTCAACTGGTAATTTAATTGAACTAAAAGATGATGAAGGCTACAGTAAGCTTGGCCTTGGCATTGTTCAAACCTCCACCGAAAATTTTTTAAACATGAAAAAAATAACCCTCAAAGCCGGGCTTTTAGCCTTGGCCGCTTTCTTTGGCCTGAGTGCTGAGGAGGCTACAACTGAAAAGGAGTTAGAGTTTACACCTGAAAAACAGGATGAGTTAAACGCTAAACTTAATGATTTGGCAACATTATCTGCTGAGAAAACTCGCTTAGAAGGTGAGCTATCATTGGCAAATGCTGCAAAACTTGCTTTGGATGCTGATAAGTTAAAACTTACCACAGAATTAGCTACTGCCAATGCAGAAATTATCCGTTTGGGCAAAAAGCCAGGAGCTGGAGCTGTTGATCCAAATGCACCAAAAGTAGAAGGTGCTTCAACAAATGAGTTGAAAGACGAATTTGAGTGTGGTGCTGATGCTTCATTAAAGCAAATAAAGGCAGATTTAGGAATTGCTTAATTATTAACTAAATAAAAGACAACAGAAAAATGAAAAGAATAATTGGATTAGTATCCGCGCTGATGGTGATTATGGTAATCTCCACAGCCTTCGCATCCGCAACAGGATTAAATGTTTACGCAGTAGGCGCAGGCCTTACCGCTGTATTAAGTATGGTTCCGGTTATGCCGGGTGTAGCTTACTCAACTCCAACCACAGAAATTGCTGCAATAGCAAAGTGGGCTGGTATGTACAGTAAACAGTTCTTGGGTCAAATGCTTAATGGCTTAGATATCTACAAAGATTTAGCTGTAGATAGAATGGTAAGCAGGCAAGGTAAATTACTACCTAAGTTTATTGCCCAAGGTGGTTTACGCCCTTTAAATACAGATATAGAAACCAATGGTGGTACAGAAAGAACATGGAGCGGCCGTAAACTATTTGTTTATGATGCCATGAAGATTTTTACCATTATACCAGAAGATTTGATCGCATCTTTCCAAAGTGATATGTTGGCACCAGGTGCATTAGAAATGCCATTTGCGCAATACGTTTGGATGAAAGAAATGGAAAAACTTGCTGCAGAAATTAATGATAATTTCTACTTTGCAGATTACGCTGGTGATGCTGGTGCTTGGGATTCTGCAACTGCCTATACTTATAGCGCAACTGTACCTACTTACAAAACATTTGGTGCATTACAAGATGTATACAAATTGTTAAGTACTACAACTGCTGCTCAAAGTCCACTTACGCACCCTGCAAAATGGTTAAAGGTTAACTCATTAGCTGTTACCACTGGTATTGGTACCATCATTGCTAAAGAAATTGCTGCAACTAATTTAGCAGTTGTTTCTGCTGCCTCTGGTGCTGTAACTTCTAGTAATTATTTAGATAAAGAAGAAGCTATGTTTACAGCAATGACTCCAGCTCATCGTAGCAAAGGAGGGATTGTTAGACTTTCTCCAGATTTGTATAGAAAGCGCTTAATTAACATGAAATCTGCTTACCCTATGGAACTTGGAAAAGATTCTGGAGATGGCAAAATGTATGTTTGGGGAACTGGTAAGAAATGGGAAGTACGTGAGTGCACTTGGATGGGCGCTAGCCAACGTATTATTATGACCCAGTTTGACAACCTAATTGTAGGTACAAACATTGCTGGTACTCCTGGTATCACCAAAACCATTGAAACTTTACACGGATACAAATCTGTGGCTAAGTTCTTAATTGGTTCAGAAATTGCAGATTTGGAAAACCTTTATGTAAACGACCAAGCATAAGAAAATGGTAAAAGAAAAAACTTCACCGTCTCCTCTAACTTTAGAGGAGGCGTTGACCCAAATTAATGGGTTAACAGAAAAAAATACCAATCAAGAAGCTACCATTATTGAGCAAGCAGAATTGATTGATGAGCTGAGCACTAAAGTTGAAAAACTTGAAGGTAAAGCTGCCTCGGGCAACAATGCGCCATCTGTAACTATTAAGGGTAGAACCTATAGTGTTGTGGCTGCTGTTAAGCACCTAGGCCAAAACCTTACACCAGCAGAGGTTGCACAAAATGAAGCTTTGTGCAAAGAGTTGTTGGCCAATGATGGACAAACAATCTTAATTGAAGAGGAGGCTTAATTATGCCATTAGAAGATTTATTAAACAGCGCAGCTGCAGATAACCACAAAGGTTTGGTTCAAACCATTTTTGCTATTAAGAAAAGTGATATCACTACCTTTCCAGCATTAACAACAAGCCCAACTACAGAAGTACAAAAGATTACCAGAACTGGTACTTTTACTTTGGTTGCAACAAAGTTTTTTAAGAAAATTCAGATCACTGCAGGTTCT